AGATGCTGATTTATTTTTAGTGGATGATGGAGCCGGTGGAACTTTAAGAAAAACTGCTGCATCAAGAATTAAAACTTATATTGGTGGTGGAATTACTGAATTCGATATGTGGAGAATTACAACTACTTTTGCTGATAGTGCAGTACCGATTACTTCAAACTGGGAGAGAGTTGATACTACTTTTGACAAAATAGGAACAGGTATGACCGAAAGTTCGGGAGTGTTTTCTTTTCCATCGACAGGCAAATATTTAATTACTTTTAAATTTACAGCTAAAAATACTAATAGTACAGGAGAAAGAAATTTTACTGGAGATATTTATAGTACTACAGATAATTCTTCTTATACTTTGGTTGCATCAGGAAGTTGTAATATTGGTTATTATGGTAGTTCAGTTAATAACTGGCAATCTGCAATAGCTACTTTGATGTTTGATGTAACTAATACAACAAATGATAAAGTTCGTTTTGCTGTAACACCTAATGGAAATGGATCTAATGTAAGCACAATAGGTTCAACAACACAAAATTACACTTATGTTCAATTTATGAAACTGGGAGACACTTAATGGATTTTAATACAGGCAGACCAAATCATATAGAAGATTATTTAGTTCAACTTCATTCTGGACAATGGTTCGGTTGGAGTGATAGCAAAAATAAAGTTTATGCAAATTTAATTATACATGATGGTAGTAAAGATAAACCTTCTGAATCAGATTGTACTAATGGTTTAAAAACAATACAAGATGCTTGGGATACAGAACATGATTCCTATAAATCTAAAAGAAGATCATCTTATAAATCAGTAGCAGATCAATTAGATCAATTATATCATGATATGACTGCTGGAAAATTAGATGCAACTGGAGAATGGCATAAAGCAATTAAAGCAATTAAAGACGCAAATCCGAAGGAGTAATCAATGGCAATCAAAGTAGCCAATAATCAATCCTTGACTGCGATTACATCTATACCAGCAGCAATTACTGGTGGTGCTATGACTTTATTAGAAACGCAGACTGCATCAAGTAGTTCTACTATTCAATTTACAAGTGGGATTGATAGTACTTATAAAGAATATCAAATACATTTTACAGATATTCATCCAGCAACAGATAGTACAAAATTTACTTGTCAATTTGATACAGGCACAAATACAAATTACAATCAATCTATAACTTCTAGTTATTTTAGAGCTGCACAAGATGAAAGTGCAACTACTGATTTTGGATATAAAACAGCAGAAGATCAGGCGAATGGTACTTCTTTTCAAACTTTATGTGGCACTATAGGAAACGCAAATGATGAAAGTTGTTCTGGAATTTTAATTATCTATGATCCCAGCAACACTACTTTCGTCAAGCATTTTTATTCAAGAGTTCATGGTTATACTAATAATGATTATGCTATTGATGATTATGCTGCTGGTTATATAAATACAACAACAGCAATAACTAGAGTGCAGTTTAAATTTGCTAGTGGAGACATAGACGCCGGCACATTCAAACTTTATGGAGTTTCTTAATGGCATTAGTTAAGTATAACAACAATAGCATAAGTGCTATTACATCAACAGGATTAACTGCTGGTGCTATGGTTTTGATTAAAGAACAAACAGCATCTTCAAGTTCTACTATTGATTTTGTTCATGGAACATCAGATGTGGTCTTGGATAGCACATATCCTATTTATTTATTTAAGTTTATTGGAATACATCCACAAACAGATGATAAAAATTTTCAAGTAAATTTCAGAGATGGTAGTTCAGCTTATGATGCAACCAAAACTACAACTATATTTAAAGCTAATCATGATGAAGGAGATAGTGCAACTAATTTAACTTACGATACTGGAGAAGATGTAGCACAAGGAACAGGAGTACAAAATTTAGCCAATGGTTTAGGAGGAGATGCAGATCAATCTTTAAGTGGAGAAATGTGGCTTTTTTCTCCAAGTTCTACGACCTATGTTAAGCATTTTATTGCCACAATACAATATGCACAATTTCAAAATTATACAAATAATTGGTATGTTTCTGGTTACTGTAACGTAACTGCTGCCATTGATGCCGTACAATTTTCTATGTCATCAGGAAATCTGGACGCCGGCACAATCAAACTTTATGGAATTAAGGATAGTTAATGTCAATAGTTAAGCTAAATAATAGAGGAGTTCGATCAGCGACAACCTTTGGAAGTATTACAGGATTAGGTAGCATGGTATTTATTAAAAAACAAACTGCCTCATCATCTGCAACTATATCCTTCGTTGATGGAACAAGTGATGTTGTTCTGGATGATACTTACAAGGAATACTTATTTACTTTTAATAATATTCATGGCGAAACAGATAATCAAGATTTTCAATTTCAAGGAAATGCTGCTGGTGGCTCTGGTTATAATGAAACAATTACTTCTACATTTATTTTAGCACAACATGATGAAGCAGATAGTTATACATCAGTAGAATATAATGCTGGTAGAGATCAGGCACAAGGAACTGCTTTTCAAAGCTTATCTACTGGAATTAATTCTGGAGACGCTGATTCAGCATTTAGTGGATATTTAAGATTATTTAATCCATCATCAACTACATACACCAAGCATTTTATGGCAAGTGGAAATAATGCTTCTAATTCAGCCTATTCAGTTAATTGCTTTGCAGCTGGATATTTTAATACAACATCAGCAATAGATGAAATTCAATTTAAAATAGCAAGTGGCGACATAGACGCTGGGGACATCTGCCTTTACGGGATCAACTAATAATGATATATAAATAAGAAAAGGAGGAAAACTATGCCAAGACATCATTTAATCAATGGAATAAAAGTAGCTTTTACAGCTGAAGAAGAAACAGCATGGGATAATGCTAAAAAAGCTTGGGATGATGGTGCTTTATCAAGAGCACAAGCTAATCTAAGAGATAGAAGAAATAGTTTATTAGCAAAAACAGATTTTTATGCTTTATCTGATGTAACTATGTCTGATGAAATGAAAAAATATCGTCAGGATCTTAGAGATTTACCGGCAGGTAAAGATACTGTTGAAAAATGTAATAATGCTACATTTCCAACTAAACCCTAAGGCATAGAATAGACTCACTATGCTACAAAAATTAAAGTTTCAACCAGGTTTTAATAAACAAGTCACAGCGACAGGTGGCGAAGGCCAATGGGTTAGTGGTGATTATGTTCGTTTTAGATATGGCTCACCTGAAAAAGTAGGAGGTTGGGCACAATTAGGAGATACTACTCTTACAGGAAGAAATACTGCTATACACCATTTTGTTAATGCAAGTGGTATTAAGTATTCAGCATTAGGCACAAACAGATTTTTATATGTATATTCAGGAGGAGCATTTTATGACATTACTCCTATTAAAGCTACAACAACTTTAACTAACGCTTTTACTACAACACAAAGTGATGCAACAGTTACATTAACTTTTTCATCTGCTCACAATATTAAACAGTATGACATAATTCGTTTAGATAATTTTACTGAAATAACTAATTCTAATTTTAGTTCTGGTGATTTTGATGATACTAATTTTATGGTGACAACGGTTCCAACTTCAACAACACTTACTATTGAAATGGAATCAGCAGAATCTGGTTCAGGAGCTAGTACTTCTGGTGGAATAAGAGTTCAACATTTTTATACAATAGGACCTGCAACTGAAGCGTCAGCTGCTGGTTGGGGATTAGGTCTTTGGGGTGGTACTGTAGCTGGAGAAGTTTTTGATACTTTAGATGGAGCATTAACAGATGCTTCTACAAGTATTGTTCTTGATGATTCATCAGCATTTCCTGCTTCAGGAACGGTTTTAATTAATAATGAGCGTATTGCTTATACAACAAACACTACAGGTACTGGAACTTTATCAGGTTTAACTAGAGGATCAGATAACACGACAGCTGCAGCACACTCTGATGGAGCAACCGTTACCAATGCATCAGATTATACTAAATGGGGTGCATCGCAAACAGGTGATATTATTACGGCTCCAGGACTTTGGTCCTTGGACAATTATGGAAATAAACTTATTGCAACTATCGTGGATGGTGCAACTTTTGAATGGGATTCAAATGCAACTGGTGCTACAGCTACTAGAGCAACAATCGTTGCCAATGCACCAACAGCAGCAATTCAAACTTTAGTTTCTACACCTGATAGACACTTAGTATTCTTTGGCACTGAAACCACTATTGGAACTACATCTACTCAAGATAATATGTACATACGTTGGTCGGATCAAGAATCAATTGATGCATCAACTTCGTATGCTCCTTCAGCAACCAATACCGCTGGTACACAGAGACTGGCCGATGGAACACGGATCGTGGGAACTATAAGAGGTCGGGATGCAATTTACATTTGGACTGATACATCTTTATTTATTATGAGATTTGTTGGTTCACCTTTTACTTTTTCATTCCAACAAGTTGGAACTAACTGTGGATTGATTGGTAAGAATGCAGCTGTTGAGGTTGATGGTTCTGCTTACTGGATGTCAGAGAATGGTTTCTTTAGATATACTGGTAAACTAGAATCTTTAGCATGTTTAGTTGAGGACTATGTTTATGATGACATTAATACAGTTCCTAAAAACCATATTTATGCAGGATTAAATAACTTGTTTGGTGAAGTTACTTGGTTCTATCCAGGTAGTGGTGCTGCATCTAATAATAGATCAGTAACATACAACTTTATGGATTCAACACCAGAGAGACCAGTATGGACTACAAGTTCATTGGCTCGATCTACTTGGGCAGATTCATCTATATTTGGTAAACCACATGGAACTGAATATGATTCAAGTGCAACCAGTGATACAACAGTTGGTAATACTGATGGTGTTACAATATACTTTGAACATGAAACAGGACAAGATCAAATTAAAGCAGGAGCAAGAACTGGTATTTCAGCAAACATTCAATCTGGAGATTTTGATATATCTCTGGGTCAAGGTGGTGGAGCAGACTTAAGAGGTG